TGCTACCGGTGTGTTCGAGAACTTCTCTAATGTTCTTAGTACAATTTGGGAATTTATCAAAACAGCTACATCAATGGCCTGGGAATGGATAAAATCTACAGTATCGAATCTAATTACTGGATTGATTCAAGGTGCTCAAAACTTATGGAATAACTTTGTAAGTTTCTTATCCAGTCTCTGGGAAAATATCAAATCAACAGCTAGCGCAGCTTGGGCAGGACTAAAATCACTTGTACTTGGTTTCATCAATGGGCTTGTTAGCGGTGCTCAGACTGCATGGAATAACATGAAACAAGGTGTGACTAATGTTGTAAACAGTGTCACAAATATCTTTAAAGGTCTAGCTAATATAAATCTTTGGGAAGCTGGTAAGGCAATTCTTAATGGGTTCTTAGGTGGTTTAAAATCTGCCTGGGAAGGAGTTACTAATTTTGTTGGTGGAATTGCAAATTGGATTCGAGACCATAAAGGTCCTATTGACTATGACCGTAAGCTTTTGATTCCAGCAGGTAATGCAATTATGCAAGGTTTAGACCAAGGACTGCAAGAAAGGTTTAAAGGTGTCAAAGAAACAGTTGGTGGAATAGCTGGTGAAATTTCAGATGTATTTTCTGGGGATAATTTAGATATAAACTCGTCAGCATCTGTTACTAAAAACCTAGAAGCCCAGTTGGCTATGCCATCAGCTCAATTTGAAGCACATGAGAATAAAACTGTGTCTGAGATAGCGATTCTGAGAGCAAGTATGGAGAGAATCCTTACTGCTATCCTTGAAAAATCGTCAGACGTTTATCTGGACAATGACGTTATCTCACTCAAAACCTATGAACAACACGGTGCAATTTACGCAAGGGAGGGAATTTAATGGAGTATATGATCATCAATGGTTTTCACACCTCAACCCTTCCTGGTTGTGTTGTGACAGATTTCGGGAAGGTGGAGGCTGCTAAGCCAAAAGGAGAGAAAGCAAACCTTTATGGAGTTAATGGTAGTTACCGTGTGTTAGACGGTTCTTTCGACAGTTACGAAAGGACCTTCACTCTCCACGTTAAAAAAATGGTTGAGATTTCAAGTATTCTTGATAAGTTTCAATCGAATGATAATGTTTTAGAATTTAGCTATCAGCTGGGGTCGTTATTCTATGCAAACTTCCTTACTGCTAGTTTTGAACCATTTGGGAATCATGCTTGGAAGTTGGAAATCAAGCTAGACATGCAACCGTTCCGCTACCAAAAAGATGTAGACCCTGTCATACTGACAGCATCTGGTACGATCAATAATCCTGGTACGATTTATTCTGAACCAATTATTGAGATTGAGGGCAATGGGGATGTATCACTCACTATCGGACGTAAAACCATGCACTTGTCAATTATTGGTAAGGCTACAATCGACTGTAGACAAGGAAAACAAAACATCTATAATGCTAATGGTGCAGTGCAGAACACTCTCAGAAAGCGTGGAGGGTTCTTTGAAATCCCTGTTGGTCGTAACGGTGTGACCTATACAGGGAACGTGCGTAAGGTAACTATTCGTCCTAATTGGAGGTATCTAGTATGATTTATTTAACAGAAGGGAATATCCCTCTTAATGCAGCATACGATGATGACATCACACAAGAAGCGAATAGCACCTATCAATTATTGTTCAAGTTTCCTACCAATAATTTGTTATGGCAACGACTAAGAGAAGAAACATTCTTGACTGCTGATGATCTTCATGGTGAACAAGATTTTTTGATTTTCGAAATCGAGAAGAAGCATGGATATATTCAAGTCTATGCGAACCAAGCATTCACTCTCTTGAACAACTATGTTGTTAATCCGATTTCTTTGGACAGAGTGACCGGATCAACTGCTTTAAGTCAATTTGCTGGAAGTATCACTCGTGATAATCCGTTCTCATTTTACTCTAATATTGAAGATAGACATACCTTCAATTCTGATATTAAGAACGCAATGGAAGTCTTTACTAAGGATAAACATTCTATCCTTGGTCAATGGGGTGGTGATTTAGTCAGACATGGTTATCAAGTTCGATTGTTAAAAAATGGCGGTTCAGAAAATGAATCGCTTTTTATGTACAAGAAAAACTTATCGAGCTATCAGCATAAGACCTCTACCAAGTCTTTAAAGACTCGGATTACATTCAAGACGACAGTCAAAGGTGAGGGAGAAAAGGCGCCGGACCGCAAATTTTCTGTGGTTGTGGAAAGCCCTCTAATCAACAAATACAGTCAGATTTATGAGGATGTCGTAGAAGTCAACGACCAAGATGTCAAGGATGAAGCAAGCCTTAGAGAATATGGCAAGCAGTATTTCAGAACAACATTGTGCGATATGCTCGAAGATAGCATTGAGATTGATGTTATCGGTCAGAGTGATGTGCCCGTCCAGATATTTGATATTGTGGGTGTCTACCACGAATACTACGATTTAGACGTGAGAAAGAAAATCACAAAATACAACTATTCTCCAATGGGGAAAAAATTGAAGAGTATTGGTTTTGGTGAATTCAAGTCAGGTCTTGCGAATGCGATTGGTAATGTCGTAAGTGATGCGGTTAAAGGTGAAACCCAGCAATTTCAAAGTAATTTTGAGCGACAGTTGGCGAGAGAACTTAAGAATGCTGACCTTGCTTTTGAAAAGCAAAAAGAAGAATTAGTTAATCAATTTACAGATGAAGTGAACTCCATCAAAGCCAAAGCTGAAGAAAACAAGAAAAAACTTTCTGAAGAAATCAACAGACGGTTCCAAGAGTTCAACCCATCAGGTTTTGAAGAAGCTAAAGCTAAAGCAGAGGAAGCTTTACAAAAAGCTGGAGCAAATGCTGATCTCGTTGAGGAAGCGAAACGAATTGCTGCTGACAACGCTAGGGATTTAAACGCATTTAAAACCTCGACTCAGAAAGAACGTGAGAAGTTGTCAGATGAGTTGAAGCGTTATTCACGAGAAGAATCTGAGAATAAACTGACAGAAATCAGGGAAGTTCTGGCTAGTAACTATGTTTCTAAAAGGACCTATGTAGAAGATGCAGAAGGGACACGTCAACGACTCGAAGCTATAACACAAGACAACAAATCTAAGTTAGCAGAGTATAAACAAACGGTCGACGGTCAATTCACAAAACTATCTAGTCAGATCGCTGACAAGGTGGATAGGTTGGATTTCCAGCAAATCAAAGAAACCTCATTGATTTATGAACGTATTTTGGGAAGGACAGACTCAAACGTTGCTTCAAACATTGCCCGTATGGCCTTGACCTCAGAATTATTTGAAGTCGAAGTAGGCAAGAGATTTAGTAATCTGACAAATCTGTTTTATGCGCCAACTAAAATTCCTAAATACATTTCATCGGTCGCAACAGATAAACACTTGGAGCGTGTCAGTTGGGGTGATCATGACGGGATTAGAATTAACTATACGGACTCAATGTCTGGCTGGCTGGGAGTTCGGTTCCCTTTAACAAAGAAATTTGTTAAACAAGGAGAAAGCCTTGGTTATCGCATTGAGATTGCGGTTGACAAGGTACCACGAGACGGTAGAGTTTTGATTCAGTTGTTAGACAATACAACAAGTTTGGGAATGTACTACAACTCTCAAATTACACTTACCAAAACAGGTAATCAGGTATTTACAGGTTATTTAGACATCCCAAGGACTGGCGAGCTGAACGAGTACTCGATCAGGTTTACTCTTACGAGTCCAGGAAACATCGTTATTCATAAGCCAATGGTTATCGATAAGCGCATAATTCCTGAAGAATTTGTAGATAGCACTGACTACAACAATGAGTATAACCGAGTGACTATGTCCTTGCTACAAGATAGCTTTGCTATCAAGGCTTTGAATAGCGCAGGAGATATCATCGCTGGTATCAACGTAGGAGCTAACGGTAACAACCGCATTGTCGGTAAGGCTACGCATATTTCAGGTGATACCTTGATTGACAATGCGGTCATCAAGTCGGCAATGATCGACAAGCTCAAAACTGCAAATTTTGAATCTGGTTCAGTTACTACTACTATTTTGGGTGCTGAAGCGGTCACTGCTGAAAAGGTTAAATTTGACACGGCCTTCATTAAAAAACTTATATCACAACAGGCATTCATCAATGAGTTGTTTGCTCAACGGGCGACGATTACTAGAGTTCAGTCAATCGACATCACAGGCGAGCATGTTCGAGGTGGGCGCATGTCGTCTATCAACGGGAACACAACCTTTGATTTGCAGACAGGTTGGTTAGAGATGAACGGGCATGGTGTAGGTATTAAGAATAGATTTCCAGGAAGACCGTTGCAGTATCTCACTTTTGGCGCAGGTACCATCAATGGAGTTAACGGTACTTACACGGCTCTACTGAGCAACCGAAATGGTTTGCAAAAAATGGATAATACCTCTGCAGGTATTCAAATTTGGAATGGTAGAACAGGTAGTAATGTTGAAACAGCTATAACATTTTATGGACAGACAATGGATTTTATGCAGAGCGGTCAGGCTGGAGTAAGTTCTTTGTCAATTAATGCTACAAATCGTCAAATAACTGGGGTTGAGGAAATTATTTTAAAAGGTGTTTCTTTAAGCAGAGTCCTTGATGATATCTATGACAATTTTAGAAACCTTGGAGCAGTAGCTGGCAATTATAGCCGTGGATATTATCCAAAATGGCGTTAAATAGAAAGGTAGAACATGAACATATCAGACAAAGTAATTCAAAATCTTGGTATTCAACTAACAAACAAGATAATCGATGAGGCTTTTAGTCTTGCTGAATGTGACGAAGCACGAGAACAACTACAAGAAGCCCACATGCAACTTGAGAAAATCAACAAAGTTTTACAGTCGAATGATGAGCTTAAAGCTCTATTTGACAAAGTGGCAGATGAATTGGATAAACAAAAGGAAGAAGGATAATATATGACATTTAAAGTAGTTAACAAATATCTTCAAGATAGCGGAAGGACTTTTGTCGCTATCCGTCAAGAAGCGCCTTATACGGCATTTGACCGCATTCTCATTGGCGACCGTGTGAACGAGTCAGACGAGGTTCTGATTGAGGCAGTTCTTGGTCAGGTCGCTACTGAACTAAATCCTGCTGAAGGTGTGAAAAAGTTGCAGGAAGATTTGCATAATCAGGCTCAAGAATACGAAGTTAAGCTCGCTGATAAAGATGCAAAAATCGCAGAAGTTAAGGCAGTAGCAGATTGGGCGGTATTGGTTCGTGTAACAGATGTAGATAATCCGCTGGATCCGACATTATTCAAACGTGGTCTTGAATTGGTAGACCTTGGACAAACTGGGAAAGCTTATCAACCACAAGAAATTTTTGCGATTGAGAACCCTGGGCATGTTGAGAAGTTCCAGGAAGGTAAGCGTGTGATGGTTCAAGTCAATGAAGCCTTTACTTATCAAGGTCAAACGCTCGAAGAACTAGCAAGTCTTGAGAAAAATGGGAAGCTAGGCATCTGGAAGTGGGAGCCACCAAAGGCACCAAAGGAAAGCAACGAGCTTGAAAACGAGCCAGTGCAACGCTAGAAAGGGGATATATGCAAATCGAATTTTTCAATTTTTTTCGTAGCGTCGTCCAGACCGAAGACGGGCTGGTCTTGTACGCTCTAGCTTTGATTGTCTCAATGGAAATCATTGATTTCTTGACAGGGACAATTGCTGCTATCGCAAACCCTGACATCGAGTATAAGAGCAAAATCGGCATTAATGGGCTCCTTCGTAAGGTTTTAGGAGTCCTCTTGCTGATGATTCTTATTCCGATGTCCGTACTCTTGCCTGAAAGGACAGGTTTCGCATTCTTGTACTCGATCTATCTCGGGTATATCGCATTTACTTTTCAATCGCTGATTGAAAATTACCGCAAACTAAAAGGGAATATCACTCTTTTTCAGCCCATTTTAAAAGCGTTTCAGCGCTTGCTTGAAAAAGATGAAGATAAAAACAAAGGAGAATAACACATGATTAACTGGAGAGTACGATTTAACTTAAAAAATAAAACATTCTTATTGCGAGTGGCGTTCGCACTAGCTTTGCCAATTCTCGCATATTTCAATCTTAAACTGGAGGACTTGGTCAGTTGGGGAGTCATTTTAGACTTGC